TTTTTTTTTTTTTTTTCTCTTGCTGCAATGTGTTATGTAGCTCAAGTTCAATCACATACACAACTCATTCCAGTTCGACTAAAACATATGTGTGTTCACAACAAAGTCACTCCAGTTAATCATACGAAATAACTGGATCACCTTTACTGAAACGCTAATACATTAAAGCAAAAGAAAAAGGATGCTGACGGGCAAATATAGATATTAAGTAAAATACCTGCTTCACTAAATCACATGTTAACACCTAACAGTGAATGCATGTTCCGATTGACATCTGTCGTCACATGCCGTTCCGTGTCCTCTTCCTCGGTCCCAACTTTTCCATCTAATCCAAACATCCTCGTTTTGGTGTTTCGAAGAGCCGCCGCTTTCATTTGGATGTGTGCTTCCCTTGCTCGCACTGGTGTGTGCGAAGTTATTTCATAGAAATCGAAAGCATAGCGTGCTAAGCTGTAGTCTGTTAGATTACGTTGGCTGCCAAACCTTGGCATATACCTTCTTTCCGAATTTCTCTTTTCGATGTAAGCTTCGGCTGCGTTACTAAAATGCGCCATAATTTGTCTAAATGTGGGTTGCGCATTTTCTAAGATCGGTTTCAATGGATACTCAACTTGTTCATCTTTATCCATCATCGTCCACATTCCGCTCAAGTTCGGTGAAGTTCCATTTTCAATACACCAAACCATAAGCCCATTTAAAATAATTTCCATTTGTGCATCAGTCACTCCATAACTCTCCATGACACGATCATACCACGTTGCAAATTGTTTGTGGGTTGCACGCGTGTTCGAAATGTCAGTCTGTTCTGGGGAATAAGTGAGGAGATGTTGTAGATTCATCACACTTTTCCCTCGCACCTTTGGGAGCGCCATCTTCCCACCTAGTGCTTTAATGCGAGGAATGACGAAAGTACCTGCGTTTATGTCTCGATCCACCTGTGGCGCTCGATCTGATTGAGAAGTAGAGGTGCCAGCATCTATCGTTTTGTCCGCCTGATGGTAGACCATCTCATCCAAATCTACCAAGCTCAGATGTGCTATCTCTTGAAGATATGGTTCAATGTCCAGTAAAGTTACTTTGCCGTCCATGTACAGCGTCTTCAAAGCTTGTTCTGATATGTAATGCGCTCTACCCTGTGCATTCAATTCTGAGAAAGGCTCCTGATCCAACATGAATGCATAGAACTTACGGATCTCATGTAACAGTTCTGGATATCCCCATGCCTCAACCATTGCGGCACAAATAGCTTCCATTCTGTGCTCTGGCTCCACACTCCTATCCCATTCCAAAATTGAGACTATTCTCTCCTTCTTAATTTTTGGTATATACATACCATCATATTCGAGCGCTTGGTGAGACATAAAACTAAGTTCGCTTTTATTGTGAGTACGATCGTTAAAGTCATAGTTCAACCCCATCTCACTGAATGATTCTTGCAGCGTGTTTAATAAGGCGATCCCCTTATCTCCATTCACTGCAATCAGTAAGTCATCTCCATTGGCAAAATATCGTATTATATCCTCTTGTTCCTGGAAACCGATGTCCTGCTTGGCTAGTGCATATTGCATGGTTAGGATAACCATCAGCGTATTATCAACTACCGTAGATGGCT